GTGTGTACTGTAGCGCAGATCGCTTGTACTTTGGCATCCTCGCCACTGTAGTCATCGCCAGGTTTAAAGTAGTTGCCTTTGACGCCATCAGCAAATGGTTGACCATCTTCAAGGACAGTCACCACATAGCGCACAGCGACAGTGTGGTCAGCCAATACTTCAATGCGGTCAACAACGGTTTGTTTTTCAAACATGGTTTTTCCTTATGCTGGTGTAACGGACGTAGAGCCATCTACAACATACCATTTATCAACAGCAGCAGAACCTTCGGCACGCATTAGCCGATGGTTTGTTGTATCCCAAATAAATAGCCCTTCATATTTGCCGACAGTATTTACTGTTGCTGTAGCACTGGCAATATTAGCTGCTGAAACACTTTGCGTGTCAATCATTGACCAAGAAACTTTAGTAAGTGACATGGCATTCCTTAAACAAAATAGGTTGCTGAAAACGTAAGCGTTCCGGTGGCAGCAATTGCACCGGCAGAAGTTACGTTTGTGCTTGTGCAAATAATTGCAGCAAAAGAAGTTAAAGCTGCATTAGTTATATTTCCATGCCCAGAAGTTACAACAGTAAACGGCAAATTTGTTGTAATTATCCCCGCCGCAGCCAAAGCAACGCTTGTTGCGCCAGTAACAGTACCGCTTACTATAACTTCGCGGCCGATGCGGGTGTATTTACCAGTAGAGCTAAATGCGCCTATAACCGTAAGACCACTGCCTTGAGCAGGCGTCCAAGTGCCTTCTTCATACCAGTTCAGCAACTGGCTTGTCATACCCGCTGCGGGGGTGTTGGCGGTGAAGTTTATGCCGTTTCCTGCAACTGTGGGGACAAAGTTGTAATCAGAATTTAACTTACTGTTTAAATGATCTACAGAAACTTTTGTAGTGCCCGCAGCGTTATAAAAACGGCATAGATCGGTAAATTGAAACACCATGTCATGGTTACTACCAATCGAATACAAAGTTAATGCTGGCCTACCTGCGCCCGTTGTGTAGCCTGCGTAAACTTTTTGCGTTGCGCCAGAGTTTACGCTGTATGAAATATCTGTTCCTGCGGTCACAGCCGATGCGCCAACTGTTATGTTAGTTGTAGCAAAAGACAAACCTTGCACGGCGCGGCCAGCAGTTAAGTTAGCAACACTAACTTGTTTAGTTGCACTGCTTTGAACAACAGGCAAAGTTTCTGTACCCGCCAAAGGCGTAGTAGCAGAAGTTAGTGCTGATATTTTACTATTAGACATTTAGTTTGCAGCTAAAACAAAAGCAAGCAACTCATCATAACGAATGCCCAATTGAGTTACAGCAACAGCATTTTGGCTTGTTGATGTATATGCAATACCAGCTTCATCTTGTTTTTGTCCATTAACTTCATACCAAGTGTCAGAACAAAATATTCCATAGTGCGTAGCATCAAGTCCGTTGGCTGCAAAGGCTGCTTGGACTTCTTGAGCAATAACACCAATATGAATCCGAGCAGTATCGCCTTTTTTAGCAACAGCAGAATTCCATTTAAAAGTTTTGAATAAGCCTTTAATTGATTTAGCTACAGCTTGTTCCGCTGTACTTAAACTTCCAATAATAGTTTTTTGCGTTTCATCTGAAGTGTTAATTGTTCCTGTTGTAGCGTAAACCGTAGTAAACCTATGGCCGGCATCTCCCAAAGAATAAGAGTTGTCTGTAATTGGCTGTACGTTATAGCCAAAAGATACAACACTATTAATATTGTCAACACCAAACCTATAGTTATTTGAAACGTCGAAATGTCGTTCAATCCCTTGAGTTTGAATAACCAAATCTTGACTAGACGAACCGGTGCTTGTCAATAGAATAGCAGGTCGTCCTGACCCACCTGGAACAGTTCCCGCACTTAAAGAGCCCGTAACAGAAGCTAAAGTACCAAACTGAAAAGCACTCATTCCATACGGTACAACAAACTGTCCGTTATGGGAAACTAAAACTTTAGAAGCTGAATTACCACTGAAGTTAAATGGCGCAGTTGATGTTACTGTTGTTGTAGTGTAGTTGTTATAGTCAAGCCACACTTGTGCTGAATAACCATCAGTGGTTAACAATGTTGCTGTTGTAGAGCAACCGCTATTAAAAGAAATGCCTCTTAGATTAGCATTGACACAATGTTCTAGGCCAATGTTATTTCCTGAACCACATGGGGATGCTGTTTGAAAAGAATCAACAGTGGCATGATAACAAGCTCTTGCGTAAACACCACCATCAGCAACACCAAGCCTAAAATCTTGCGTTGTATTTCTTTCGCAATATGTATTGTAAGCAGCAAACTCATATGCGTTTTCAACCCACACACCCCAAGACCCACCTTGATAAGCACAGCCTAAAGAGGTGACATTATGAATAGCTGTAGAACTTAAATTTCCTAAACTTTGAGTTCCATTAATACCAAGTCCAGTTGTATTGTTATCAAACAAGCAGTTAATTACTTGCGTAGAATGTGAAGCTGCAACTAATACAATGCCTTGATAGTTAGTTTGGAAAACGCAGTTTTGAATATTACTACAATAAGAACCACTTAAATAAACGGCAGTGCTAAATCCTGTAAAAAAGCAATTATTAATAGTAATAAAAGGGGCATTGTTTATAATATTTACAGCAATTCCTGTTCTAGATACTCCTTGAAATCTTAAATTTTCAAAACGAATCCGACCAGGATAGCCATCGCTTGCAGTTAACACAAAAGCATTTACACCAGAACCAACACTAATAATTGCACCTTCGCCTGAGTGTATTTGTTGGGGTAATAGTGTCACGCTGCTAGAAATTAAATAAGTTCCAGCGGGGTAGTAAATTAAAGAGTTTTGACCAGCAGCATTGATTGCACTTTGAATAGCTGCTGTATCGTCAGTTGTACCATTACCCGTAGCACCAAAGTCCATCACACTAACAGTTTGACGCAATTTAGCCTGCACATTGGTTAAAACAGCACCAATGCCAGCGGGTTGATAGGTGACAAGGTTAGATGCGGTGACACCAGCCGACAACGTGACAGCAGTAGTGAATTTCACCAATGCGCCAACGTGCAAACCTTGCGTAAACGTTACCGTGGTGCTATTTGTTTCTGTGTAGCTATAAGACGAACCATCGTACTGGTTAACGCCATCTACAAAGACTTGCAGCGTATTTGTGCCTGGCGTATAACTAAAACCACCAGTAAGCGTAAAAACTGTTTGTCCAGCGGTTGCCGTTTGGATTTGTTCTTGGCCTGAGTAGTTAACAAAATTGGAGTTGATACCCGTTATGTTGTCGTAAGTTCCAATGGTTGCGCCAACAGAGTTTTGCAGGACAAATTTGTACTGAACGCCACTACTAAGCCAGATTTCACCGCCAGGCACACGCCCAGAAGCGTCCAAAATAATGGGATTAGCACTTGCAATTGTTCCTGCGACACTGGTGTAGGTGGCTTGAGGAGTGCTTGTGCCTGCTGCATAGGTGTAAATTTGACCGTAGGTGAGCAAATTACCGCTATTGTCAAAGAATTGTGCAGCAACGCCGCCTACAGGTGAAAGTGTGACTGCCATTTGATTTCCTTTTATTCCAATAGCAAATTGTTGTTGGATGCTGCTTGCATAATCACCCAATTTGTACCGTCAGATACCATTGTCGCCCAATTCCCAATCACGTTCAACAGGATTGCGGTTCCAGCGGTTGCACTATCAATTGGCACAATGTTGCTTGATGCCGAGTTTACCAGTTGTGCCTGCAAGTTTTTGACTGTGATTGATCGACCAGTCCATGAAGATGCCGCAGGAAAAGTCAAAGTTAACGCAGAACCAGCCTTGTTGTTGATAATCCAAGTGTCTGTGTTAGCGATTGTATAGTCTGCGGTCTTGGTTAGCACCGTTGACAGAGGAACATAGTCCGTATTGGCTACCGCAGCAGAAATAGCGGTTCCGTTGCCCTTTAGCAAGCCGGTAATCGTCGTTGTCAGCGTTATAGCTGGTGTTGCGCCAGTTGTGACCGTACCAGCAAAACCGTTGGCAGACACCACCGAAACGCTTGTAACGTAAGTTCCAGCAGGCTGCTTACCGTTAAACGTGTTCCAGTCAGTGCTGCTCAAGTAACCGTTGGTGCTGGTTGTGGCCTGCGAGATAACCAAGTGGCTACCTGCTGTGCCCGAGCCAGACAGCGGGGCATCAGCGGTAACGGCCGTCAGGTAGGACCCGGCAGGCTGTTTGTTGTTGAACGTGTTCCAGTCGGTCGAGGTCAGATAGCCATTGGTTGACGTGGTAGCCGCCGCCATGCTGATTGCTGGAGTTGTGCCACCGGAGGACACCACAGGCGCTGTGCCAGTCACCGACGTTACATAAGTTCCTGCTGGCTGTTTACCATTGAAGGTTGACCAGTCTGCTGCTGACAAGTAACCGGCTTGGCTGGCGCTGGATTGCTGAATTGTCAGATTAGGCGTTGTACCGCCGCTAGATGCCAAAGGCGTGGTGGCTGTCACCGATGTGACCGTACCGCCAGTACCCGTGGCGCTTAACACACCACCGGCAAAAGAAACGCCAGACCCAATGGTGACGTTGCTAAACAGGCCAGACCCGTTGCCGTACAGAATAGAACTACCGCTAGTTAACGTGTTCCATGTCGGAGTGCCTGCGCCGGTAGACAGCAATGCTTGGTTTGTAGTGCCAGCAAGAGTAAAACTATAAGCCGTGCCGGTTCCGTAGGCAACAGCGCCAGCCGTAGGAGATGCCGAACCGTTAGTGCCACCAGAAGCAATTGCAAGCGTTCCAGCAAGCGTTACAGCGCCGTTAGTAGCCGTGGAAGGGGTAAGCCCTGTGGAACCGCCAGAGAACGATAAAACGCCTGTATTTGATACCGTGACGTTGCCTGTCGCGCTAGAAACTGAAATGCCTGTTCCGGCAATGTTTGACAATACGCCGGTATTTGCTACCGTGATTGTCCCGCTGCCATTAGTGACTGAGATTCCAGCGCCGTAGCCAAGCGTATGCAAAGCATAGCCGGTTCCGTTACCAATGAGCAATTGCCCGTTAGTTGGTACTGCGCTTAATCCAGTTCCGCCAGATGTTACGCCAAGCGCATTAGCGGTTGTTAGCTGAATGATTGATGGCGACATTAACCACAGCATCCATTCCCTAGCTGGACGACCTGTTAGGCCATCCAAAAAGGGCGATTGCGGTATGTTAATGTTGGTGTTTGTCGCCACCTTAAAAACTCAATAAGGAATCGCGTTAATTAAAATTACGTCACCAGCAGACATTGGCGAAGCAGTTCCAGTCGTAATTCCGAAACTAGTTACTGTTGCGGTAGTCTTTGTGCTTCCAGTTTGTTGCAAAAACAAAGAAGAACCATTTGTGATGTCGGCGGCGTAAACAATCCAACCATTAGGGGCGGCTGGAAATGTAATCGTACCGTTTGCTGCGCTGGTAGACCCAATTGTTATTTTAAAAGCAAAAGTGCTGTTTGCAAGAATAGTTGGGCCAGTTCCGAAGCCAGCCGAAATTGTTGGCAATGTAGAAGAAATCAACAAATTATTGTTAATTGACAGTGTAGTATTAATGTTAATGGGAGAGGCGATAAACGCCCCCCCTGGGCCCACTAAGCCGACACAGTTGCCATTCGCGTCATATTGCGCTTGAACGGGAACAAGATTATTTGTAGACGTAGAAGCTACAGCATTGACGTATGACATGATTTTCCTTTAACTTTGATCGACCAATGGGGTTACATACACCAAGTTAGTCCCAGATACGCTCTTTGCAGTAACGTAGCAAGGCAATTGGTTGTTAATAACAGGGCAGGCGATAACGATGGGCGTCTCCATTACTGCGGGCAGAATGAAGTCGCCTAAAGTACCGTCCCCTGGTACTGCTGCTGAATCGGTAGAAATTTGACTGAATTTGATAGCTACGCTTCCAGTACCCGTATTTAGGCAAGAAACGTAGTTAGCTTGGTCAGTCGTATTTGCTACCAATGCAACCGCCGAATGTGCGCTAGTCGTCACGGACAAGCCGAGAGTTTGACCAGCCAAACGGATTACAGAGGTGTTAGCCATGATTAGACAGCAGTCGTAGGCAACGGCAGACCTTCAGCGCGCACGATTTGGAATTCATAGATTCCAGCAGCAGGCGTAGCAGAAGATGCGGTCAGATTACCAAACTGAATAGTCAACACGCCAGCAGTCAAACAATCCGATTCGGCAATAAAAATGCCGGTAGTTTGGTTTGCAATGTAACCTTGAGCAATGATGATGTCGGTGGTTTGCAGACCTGGCAATGCGAAGGTTTGAACAGCCGTGGTGTTAGCAGCAACAGCAGCGGGCGTCAACGAGGGGCCAATGTAAAAAGTTTCGTGGGAATTACCACGGGTGATGGTCGTAGAAGACATATTGATTCCTTTAAAAGGGTAAGAAATTGTAACTCAAAAAGAAAAAAAGCCATCCCTTTTGAGGACGGCCTTCCTTCTATCTATACCCGTTTAGAACGGGACGCTGAAGTCGTAGCCGTAGACATATACGTCAAACGTAGCGCCTGCGACTGGAGTAGTCAGACCAGCGGTCACGTTCAAGTACAGGTTTTGCACGGTTCCAGCGGTAGCAGACGACGAAGCGGAAACCAACGACACACCTTGAGGGGTAGTCAAGTTACCTGCGGTAATCGCGCCAAACAAGCTAGAACCACCAGAAGTGGTAGCGACGCCGAGTGCCAATCCGGTGGGAGTGACAGAAGTGCCTGCTGCGTTCAGGTTGGTCACCATAAGACTTTGAAGCAGATAAACGGTGCTATTGACCACTTGGAAAGCATAGTTTCCGGTGGCGTTAGCGGTCACGTTCTTGATCGTGCCGATAAGACGCAGGGTGGTGGCGGTAGTAGCGCCTTGGGGGTGGGTAGTATTAGTTACTGCTGGGCCTGGATTTGCCATGATAGTTTCCTTAAAAAAAATTAGTAAACGGGGCCGAAGCCCCATTCAAATTTAGCTGGCGATACGGCAAGCCAACTCAGGGTAGAGAGGCGCCCAGCCGTACAAGACATCCAAACGTGTCGGGATGGAATCGTTGTTAATAGTGTACTGACGAACCACACGCATCGACAGACCAATTTCCTTATCGCTTGCACGACCAGCAAAATGGACTCCGTCCGGGAGCTCAAGATCAGCAACTGCCAACGTAAACGCATTGCGATGCATCATGATGTTCTGAGGAGAAGCAACGCCGGTGTTGTTAAACGCCGTGATGTTCTGAGAACCGGAAGATGTAATGCTCACGTTTTGGAATTGACCAGCGGTGATGATTGCAGGGCTAACTTGTACCGAGGTTGCGCCGGTTCCGACAGAAGTCGTAGACATCACAACAAAGTTACGCAGCTTGCCGTAAGACTGACGGTTCTGAGGGTTGACAGCGTACACGCCAGGGATAGTGAACACGTCACCAGCATTGAGCGTAGAAGCAGACGAAGCAGTCAGAGAGATTGTCGAGAATTGCGACCAACCAGAGGTCAGGAAGCCAGTGCCGGTAGTCACGTTGATAGCGATGGTGTTTGCAGACCAGCTACCAAAGTTTTGCGACACGACGTTCTGATCAAGTTTCCAGTTCACGCCAGCGGAATCACGACCCATCAAGCCCTTGCGGTATTGCTCACCGATGGCTTCTTGAGGCACAAACAAGCCCTTCAGAGAGTCAACGATGGTAGCCGAGGTGAACGGCTCAACAATGCAAGAACGACGACCGTCGCGGGGAGCGCCTTCAGAATCAAGGTAAGCACCAGCGGTCAGATAAGTAATCAGACCAGTGGGAGGCGTACCAGCAGTACCGACGATGTTGGCGGTGTTCAGGTTAGCCATAACCATACCGTCACGGTCAATCTTGTTAGCGATTGCGGCAACAGCGGGTTTCAAAACGCGGCTAGAGAACATATCCAACGACAAAGCGAGGTCTTGCGTGGTGAACTGGGTATCAACGTGGAATTGAGTGCTCAGAGTCACGGGGACGCTAGATTCGTTAAAGTCTTCAACGTTCAAAGCAGGGCCGGTAGTACCGATGAAACGACCAGGTTTACGAACGTTAACGGTGTTACCGATTTTTGCACCAACCACAGCGAACTGGTCGTCGTAGTTACGGTCAACTTCCGAAGTGAAAGTCAATTCATTTTCCAAGACCATCAATGCTTCATTGGTGATCTTGCTGATAGTTAGCAAGTTATTTGCCATGATAAATACTCCTAGATAAAAAAAGATTTACCGAATTTTTCCCGCTTTGCGTTGCGCTTTCCAAGCCTGATAGCTGCCGTGAAATTGACCGTTAGAGTCCACACTTGCTTCCATTGAACTGTTCGCGCTGCGAATCGGGTTAATCGGCGGTTTTGCTTTAGTTCTTACGACAGTTTCACTCGGCTCCGCTTGAGTTTGCTTCTCAAACCTTGCTTCTAGTTTCCCAATCTCGCGTAGTGCGGCATTTGGCGACATAGATGTAATACGTTTTGCAACGTCATCATCTTTTGCAAGGTGATATAGGATTTGTGGGCCTACTTCACTTTCCAAGATGGCATCACGGATTGCGTCATTAACAACAACGCTACTAGATGCCACCATGTCATCGAAATCGGGAATATCTGCTTTCGCTGCTGCAACTTTTGTCGTCCAGCTAGAAATTACTTTCTGCCGCTCGGCATCTGCCCTGCGTTCAGCGTCTTCCCTATCTCGCCTTACCAATGCTTGTTCAGCCGACCAATCTGCTAAAGCCTCTGCAAATTCAAAGGCATCAGTAAATTGCGAGGGCTGAGGCTTTGCGTCAACGGGTGCAGCCTGTTTAGGTTGCGTTTGTTGCTTCAAAGCCGCTACTTCAGCTTCCAGTCGTTCCCGCGCTTCGCGTTCCCGTGCCGCTTCTTGCCGCGCCAGTTCACGTTGCTTGGTTATTTCTGAAAACCTTTTCTCGATTTTCGGATTCTGTTTACGTTCTTCTGTCGGTTTCGCTTCTTCTTCCTCGCTTGCATCACTCTGCGACATTTCCTCTACCGGCTCTGATTTCTCAGCCTCGGGAGTCTGTTGTTCGTCAGCTAATCCAAGTCTATTTGAGTAAAAATCTGCTGCATTCTCGCTAGTCAATACTTGACCGGCTTCTTTTTCGCTACTTGCCATGAGTTTCCTCAAGAAATATACCCAGTTAATACCTAACTGGTAAGGTTGTGTGGTTTATACCACAAATTCTAAATAGCGCGTTCAACCGCCTCTGCGCCAGCTTCTTTTGCCGATATACGGTTAATTCCTGCCAACATAAGTGCCAGTTGCGCTTTAATATGTTCCACTTCAATTTGAGTTTGTGTTTTAAGCACGGTGTCGTGTGCCGCAGTATCTGTCCGCAGTTTCATATCGGCGTGGCGTTCGGCATCACGCATTTCAATATCGTGCGCTTTGGCAGTAACTCGCATCAATTCACGCTTGGTTTCTGAATCTTGCTTGACCTGTTCAATGTCAGCGCGTTGTTTCATAGCCAATTGCATTTGTTGCATTTGCTGCTGCATCTGCTGAACTTGCGCCTGCGCCTGCTTGAGTTGCATCTGCACTTGCGGAGGAATGGGCGATTTATCGTCAATCTGCGCCAGCGGATTACCTGCGGCAAGGCGGTCTGCAATGATGTCAGCGCCAGGGAAGTCCATGTTGCGGAAGATAAGGTCGCCAGCTTGCTGCATAAGCGCAGGGTCAACTTTAAGCATATCCACCATAGATTCCACAGCCTCTTGGCGCTTACTGTTGTAGCCAGGGCCGGTATCCATCACCACGTCGTATTTACCCACACTCATGTCGTGCATGACCGTCCAGACGCCTTGTTCGTCCTGCTTGGGTTCATTAATACCCACTAGGTCAGGCTTGCCATCAGGGCCAATAATTCGCATCACGCGCTGCGAGTCGTAAACGTGCGGAATCAGGTCAAGAATGATCTTGCCGGTGTGCTGGATAGATTTTGTAAGGTTGTCGTAAAAGTCAAAATTGGTCAAATCTACTTGCTGCTGCTGACCGTTCAACGCCTTACCGGACATATTGCCTGGCAGTTGTTGGCTAGGGTCGTAAATGCCCATCAGCGTGGAAATGTCCTGATTGATAGACTGTGCAGCCGCCATTACGCCGGTGGGCGGTGGTTCCGGTTGCAGGCGCTGCGGAGGTGGCGCCGAGTTTCCATCGATATCGGTTTGCTTGTAGCGCAGCAGCGGATAGGACTTGACGTTAGCGCCTGCCCATTCGTTTTCATGGCCTTCGTCTTGGCCTTCTGCCATTATCCATTTAGCCTTCGGCGCCAGCGCCACCGATTCGGTGATGGTTGTCTGCCAGAAGTTGTACATCCGTTGGGCGTCTTTGGCGTGGCGAACCATGCCGAACTTCTTCTTTTTGTCTCCAATCACCACATGGCGACCATAGACAGGCACGACAGGGATATACATCCCAGGCCATTCGCGTTCCTCAATTACTTCAATCGCCGTCAATTTCTTCCATTTCACCGTGCGTTTGTAGCTTAAGCGCTCATTTACCACTTCCAAACCAGCCAGTTCAAGGCGCTTGAAGAAATCTTTTCCCTCTGCAAACTTGCTTGTACCGTCGCTCAGTTGGTACAGGATTGCGGATTCTCGCTGGACGTAGAAGTATTCAGCGATTCGGATGTCTTCTTTGGTAATCCACTCGGATTGCGCGTCGCCCGTTCCACGTTGGGTAAATGAAGAACCATCGTCGCAGTCAGGGTACAGTTTGCGGAACTTTTCCTTGCTCATCATCGTAGTGATAAGGCATCGGTCAGCGTCGGAACCGTCTACACGCTCGGAATTCGGGTCAAAGTAGACCGTGAACGGGTTATCAATGGCGTCAATGTAGATTTCTTGGTCAAAACTGTCTTCGCTGACGTAATTGGTTGTAACGCGCCAATAGCCCCATCCCATGCGTACAGCGTGATCAAAGGCGGTATCGTAGGCGTTGTCGGCGTTGGAATTGACTTCAATGTGCCGTGTCATGCCCTCGATGACTTCAGCGGTCTTTTCCTGCGCTTGGGAGTTAGTGCCGTGTACCTTGATGCGTGGGCGCTGCTGGCGCTGCTGGTTGGTGACTTGGCGGCAGTATCCGTCCAGCTTGTTAATAGTCAGAATTGGGCGGGATTCAAGATTGCGCGAGTTTTGCAGTTCAACAGGCCATTGATCGCCATTAACAAACTTCAAATCCTCCAAGGCTTCTTGGCGGTTCATGGTGTCCGCATCGTTGCACAATTTGAGGAAGTCTTTAGCTTCGTCAATTATTGGGTCGTAATCACCATCGTAATCGCTCATATCTGTCCTTTAGCCCATCCAACTTTGTGGCATGGCATAGCTTGGTTTGCTTACTCTGCGCTTCGGTTCATTAACCACTAGGCCAAGCATTCGGAATGCGTCCGCACCGTGCGAGTAGTTGTCATGCAGCGGTTGTTTGCTGAATTGCTTGGTTTCAGGGTCTACGTCGTATCTATAGTGGCGGAGGCATTGTAGCCCATCATGGCAATTTTCCCTATCAAACCAGCAATTACGGAATAACGTCCGCGCTGCGTTAATACTGTCCACAATGGGAGTCCGTGGGATTATTTTGGTTTTGTATCCTGCTGTTCTCACAATTTGGTCAATCGAGCGCCCTGCCGCGGCGAGGGTTTTATTCTCGGCATCATGCGGAAGCCACAGCGTATCGTAGACGTAACCGTAGGTTTGCATCTTTGCCAGGTAGTCGCTAATGGTCTTTTGGCTGTCCTCAATGTACCGAATTAGCCGGGTTTCCATGCCGATAAACTGTACAAACCATATTGCGGTAGCGTCAGACCATCCCAAGTCAAAGACAGCGTGGACGGGTTTTGTGGCGTCATAAGGAACTCTAGTAATTCGATTTTCCAATTCTGACATCTGTAATTCACGGGCAAAAATAGCACCGTCTACCGTCTGGCGGCATAGACCTTCCCATACCGTGTTGTACGCCTCAATATCTCTATCTCGCAACGCATCTTTCTCTAAACGTAGCGTTTCAGGGAACCACGGATTGTCCGACCAGTTGATCTTGATGACCTTGCAGTTTTCCGGTGAGTTCAGCACAAAGCGCTGGTAGGTTTCGTCCGTTTCTAGTTCGGGGTTAAAGCTAACCCATATTTCGGATTCTTCCTTGCGGATGGTAGGTATCAGCGTATTCCAGCTAGTCT